TTGCCGTTCTTTCGATAAAGCAATCTGTCTTTCCATTAAAAACAATAAGCTTATAAACTTTCTCTGTATTGCTTCCTACTAACCCGGTAATGCTAATAAGCCCCGTCCCTGGCAGAGAAATCGCCTGGTCATACGTTGGTCTTGGCGCGCCTGAACTTTGAGACCACAAAACGTATTTATCTGCATTGTAAACAGGGCCAAACTCAAAATGACCATTATTTAAATAACTTCCATTCTGATCACACGTAGAAGGAGTTGCCGTAACAGAAGAAGGCCCAACAGGGGTGACACATGAACCCGTTCCACACGCTGTTGTAGTTGGGCGGAAACCGAAAGTGCAGCCATCTGTGGTTTTAATATTAACAAAGCCATTAATACATTCGGTTACCTGAGGCGAGACATCAACTGTAACACCTGGAATGCAACCCGTAGCAGAGACTTGTACCTGAATTAGTGATCTTGGTCCTTCACAGCCATTAAGCGTTTGACTCACGTAATACGAAGTAAGTCCTACCGTAGCCGTTGAAGGAGTAGGCACTACCGTTGAGCCGGAGCCTCCTGTTGCAGAGGTGTACCATTTTAAGCCAATCCCTGACGCCTGTAAAGGTTGAGCGGCTGCATTCTGATTATAGTTTACCGGAGACGTTACTGAAGGAGCGGGCGTCGCACAGCCAGGCACCGTAACGAAACTTGCCGCAACGCAGGTTTGGTTTCCTGCTTCACGGATGTAATATTTACGGGCACCCGCAGGCTGATTCGTAAAGGTCGCACTGTCTTGCCATTGAACACCGTCGTTGCTAAACTGTACAGCGTTATTACTTCCTGAGGCAATGATGGTAATGGTTGTACCCTGAATGATTGACCCGCCAAAGGTAATCCTACATGGAGCCTGGGCGCCAAACATATCTTTGATCACGTTTATCACGTCATCACATAGGCTTGGTTTGGCAACATGTCTTACAACCATCAAATCCGGCTCTATGCAGTCTATGCAGGGAGCTGGCTGGCAGCCGCAATCGTCAAATTCAGGGCATTCGCACATATCTTAAATATTGTATTTGTCGTTTAAAAGACACTCTTTCTGTCTGATCTGTCCTGTATTCCAGTAAGGCAGGAACTCGTGGATAAACATCATCTCGAATAAATCGTTGTCGATTTCATCGGAAGCCTTACCTTGTTTTGCCAGCTTGATATTTTCACAATCCAATTCGCTTGCCACCTTGATGATCCGCTCTTGAAGGCCATTCGCTGAAGTTATTCTCATGGATAAATACTGTCAAGATAAATTCCTATCTGCTTAATCCTGGAAGCAACGCACTCACAGTCACAATTCACTTCATTCTCTGTCAGCTTGAGTTTTGTCCATGCCAGCATCAAATCCTGCATCATCTCTCTGCGCTTCTCCTTGGTCTTATAAAAGTCGTAATGGCAATCTTCGCCGAGTGTTAACTTATCAGCGATTTCAAGAATCTTTTTATCCTTGAAGCAGGTGCTGACAATGCGTTTGATCTTCGTGCCCTGTAATTGAAAAGTATTCTCTGAAGCGCCTTGCGTAAAAACTTCCATCTTCACGACAATACATCCTTCAGGAAAACCTGTCATGTACCCTCCGCAGTCAGGGTCTAACCCTTCTACGTCTGAGCACCCTTCACAGCCACATGGTACACCGCAATCGCTGCATCCTGCCTTAACAGGCGCATACGGGATGTCGTAGGCATTGATTGTCCAATCGCCGCCCGTCTGATTGAATTTACGCTCGAAAGAATAATAGCCGTTAATGCCTAGGTCAAGAGACACCTTTGTAAGGATGATCTCATCAGCATCGACATTCAGCGCTCCGTAGCCGCCCGGATACTGTGGACTGTACGCAGGTGTTACGTCTTTAAAGATTAAAGCGTTACAATCTTGCTGCGTGATTTGAAAGTCCGGGATAAGCATTTTTACAGGATATTTTGAATAAATAAAAGTAACTTATTCTTAACAAGCTACGCGAGGTATTGATGTTTTTTAAAAGATCAGGCGTATGAAGGCCCTAACCTTATCAAAGGATAATCTGAAGAATCCTGTTGACGTTGTGCCTTGGTAGCAGGTCCTAACTGAACTACATAGTGCTCCTGCTCGTAGGCTTTGTTCATGATCGTCACACTCAAAGACTCTGTCAGGTTCAACAGATGAAGTACTAGGTGGAATGCGGACGCAACATCGGTATTTCTTTTTGTGCCCCATTTGATAAGTTCTTCAAGGATCAAAGGCAGCGTGATGTTCTTATAGCGACCTTCGGAGAAATATTTACTTCCAAGGTATGTCAGCTCCTGCTTCTCTGCCTGGGCAATCTTGATACCGGGACGGTTGTTGATGTAAAACAACCTGTCACCAGCACTCTTCTCGCGTAGAAAGTCAGGAAAGCCCTGATGGTTATACTCGTAAAGCGTCTTTTCAATGTTGTAAAACAGCATCCCTTTATAGAACTCTTCATAGGTCGATCGCATATCAAGCAGGTTACCATAATACACGCACACAGGCATGTCTGACTTGATGTTCTGTATCGTAGGTTTTCTGTAGATCACCATCGCATTACGTGAATCTTCTGCCGTGTTTTTATGGTCTACAGTCCTGTCTTTATACCTGTCATCTATGCCTGCTATATGAAGATTTTGATAAGCATCCGTAGGCATACCTTCCCTGTTCAGATACCAATCTCCATCAGCGCTCTCCACAAAGGTTACTTTGCCCGTAGGACGGCCTTTACCATCGATCAGGTATTCAAGTCTTCCTTTGTACCAGTGACTCGCATGGTTCATTTTAAGCCATGCAATGTGTTCATTGATCATCGCCACATTATAGGCAGAGGTCTTGTTGTTGGGCAAGAATGCCTCTTCCCATGTCAGAGGGTTCTCAATCAGATCCTGGTTGTAGGAGTCCTGATCGCCAACCTTCTCTTCACGGCTTTTCTTGATCTGCTTTAAAGCTTTTATCTCCAAGGATTTCCCTGTCAGATAATCGATACATCCATACAGTACGCGTGTCTTGGGCGTGAAGTGCCTTGTCGCATTATAAGCACCCGGATTCTCGAAGATTTCCCTGTAAGCAGTAGACTTATTAATAATCGCATTGGACGTGCCTCCAATCAGGAACATGCCCCACTGCTCCCCTCCAAGTTTAATCGAAGGTTCATTCTCTGTGATGTAGTTCTTTAAAGAATCTCCTACCCAAAGACCCGCTTCGGCAGCGATGGCAAGGTTTAAACGCTTTCCTTTGTACACACCTGCTTTGGTCTCCTGTCCGATTACATCGAAAAGGCACTGACTGACCGGCACCATGATACGCCCTACCTTGTAGCCAATCGAAAAGAGTCCCTTGTTATCATTGAGCAGCTCCAGATCACGCACCTTGTTATCAGCAATCGATTTCTTTCTTTTAAAGATCGGATGCAAATTGATCCACGTCTGTTTAAACCAGTCACGCTCGGTGTTTACCACCTCATCATTTGGATAGGCACAGCCCATAAATAAATCGTCTTTAAAAACGAAATAGTACATGCCTACCCCAAGCAAGGTAAACGTTGTCCAGGCAATCCCCCGAGGCTTTGCTTCTACATGGTTCTTAGCCATCTTGCGCTTGCCGTTGGGAAGAGACATATACCGGTTCGCCCAAATCTGATTGAGGATATCCTCATCGTTATCCCTGTAATAAGGATAATCATAATCAAAGGTTGTGCTGCCTTCTTTACGTAGAGGAATCTTGCAAAAGTTAAGATAGAAATACAGATACCCGTTCAGGTAATGGCCGTTAGGAGCCACCCATCCGAATTGGCAGCGTTTGATCTGCTCCTGCCACCACTTGTAGCCTGGATCATCCTTGTCACGCTTGGGCATAGCAGGAACCTTGTCAGCATCATGCAATGCAACAACCGGGCGGTAGATGACCTGTACCGAGTCCGGGTGCGTAAAAGGATCAATCTGCTGGTCTACCAGTAAAGAGGTATCTGTATCAGTCATTAGCGCTCTAGCGTGCCTGTAATTAAAAGGTTCTCTACAATGCCGTTATCAAAGGTCACCACTACGCGTTTACTGATCGAGGTGCTGTCCACACCCATTGCCAAATGTTCGCCGGTGTAGGTAGACTGAACGCGGTCGCCCAAGTCCTGAGGAACGGTGCAGTGACAAGTGCCATTGGTACTTCTGATACGTGGCGCATCAGGGGTTTTAAAGAAGTCTACGGTAACAGGCTGTCCGCTTTTAACGGTGCCAAAATTGATCTGCTGTGTTACAAAATAACTCATAGTATTGTGGTTCGGTTTTTATTGAATTTATTCCATCTTTTTCTGTTCATCATCTTCGGGTAGCATTCTCTGAGTCCCTGATCTATACACCACTGATCCTTATCTGCGCTACACGCCTTGTCAGCGAACATCAGATCGGGTGTCACACATCCACAGCAAAGACAGCTATGGTTCGCTACACAGGTTTTAGCAGGCGTTTCTGTGGTACGCCATTCAAACTGCTCAACAATGTGCCGGCGCATGAAGTAGCGGTAGTTATGATACAGGTATATGCGGAAAGTGCCCTGGATATAGTACCAGGCATCTAAAGGGTCTTTGCGAAGACGGGAGATAATTTCTTTGGTGGTCATTATTTAGATTAGTTTATAAAAGCAGAAGGCTTCCACTTTTCAGTTTGGAAGCCTCTACGAAAGTTCCCGAACCACCTAGAAACCTTTTTTCTTAAAGAGTGCCCAACCCATCGTCAGGCACTCGCAATTCGGATACTATCGCGTGCTTTTAGGACGCTACGTTTTCATCGTTTTCTGAGCAGTAACCCAATGCTACCACATCTCCTCCAACTGCTGCCG